GGCGATAAGGTTGGAGTTGTCTGGCTGATTCTTGCATCCAGTGCAGGAAAACTAGAAACATACTCAAACTTGGTTGGATCCCAAGATACAATTACATCTGCATATTCTAATCGTTGCTCGGCCCCTTCGCCACCAATTACAAGATTAAAACTAAATGGTTCATTATAAGCAACTAAGTTATTCTGACCAACGGTACTTGAATGAATATCTCCAATTTTTACTCTAATTTTGGTATTTGGGTCATTGTTTACCTGAGCAAAGATGCTAGTACAAATCAAGAGAGATAATAAATAACTAATTAACTTCATATATTCTCCTTATTCAAAGTATCCTATGATTGTAATTTGTCCACGGAATTCTAATGAAGCGGTAGCAGCACCGTTTAATTGCTTTAGGATTATATGAAAATAAGTACCTGGGAAAACAACCAAGGGACCATTATCAAAATCAATATCAAAACCTTCACTAGATGTACCTATTGGTGCTGCTGCTAAGAAATTAGAAATACCTAATGGGATTCTTTTAGGTGAAACAGTTGTTGTTGAATCTGTTGTAGCCAGTGAAACAGCAGAAGAACCTACCCCACAAGCCCAAAAAAACATTGTTGTATTAGCAGTAGCTGCTCCAGTAACTAACATCTTTGAAACTCTAATTCCAGTAATATACAATGTCTTTGCTGGGATAGTAGTTGATCCAGCTGGATTAAGATATGCAAATAAAGCCCAATCTGTTTCATTGGTTGCAGTAGCAGCAAATCTATACTGACCACCTAATGTTGTATATCCTGCTGCTGTATTACTCAGTGTAGCTAATACGGGAGCTGTGCTATTTACCCAGTTTGCGGTTTGCCCTGGTGCAGTACCTGGTTGATTCTGATAAGATCCACCACCAGCACCACATAAAACATGAGGCCAAGTTTTGGTTGAGTTTTGATCACCAAGTGAAACATTTATAAATCCAATATGAATTTGTCGTCCAGCCGAAGCAATTCCTGAATTCCTTACTCTATACATAAGTGTTTGAGATGTTGCAGAGGTTGGTGTTGGTTGGTTTCCTGGGCAATCTATGCTTGCAACTAAGGTATCATTAATCCAGAATCGACATACATCATTGTGTATAACTACTAAGAAATGATTTTCTTCTGCGGGGTCGTATAAACCAACGCCATCTTTACTTGGAATGTTGGTTGTATTAATTGTTACTTCTGTTTCGGTTCCGTTATAATTGATTACAGCTCTTAAAACTCCTGCATCGTTTCTTCTAAAGAATACTCCATCGGTTGGAACTGAGTTTGTAGCTGGAGATGAACCAATACCCCATTCTGATATTGCATTTTCAGCGGTGTGATTAGCTTCTTTTAACCAAGTGTCAAAATAAACCGGATAAGTTCCAAACAATGTAAATGTTCTTCGACTAAACACATAGACATAAGTTCCTGCTGTTGTTGTCAAACCCTGATTTAAAATCAAATGATTATTGGACTGAGCTGTTCCCATAGTAGATGTAGGAATATTGAACATATGGGCTTGTGTATTTCCACCTTCAAAGGATAGATTAAAAATACTCTGATCTACACCAACTCTTACTCTGTAGTCGTCTGATATTTCCATAGGAAGAACTGTTCTTGTTCCTAGTACCACACCAGAATCTATTTCTGAACTGACCTGTACAAAGCCAGCATTCTCTTCTACTTGAGGAGTAACAACATTTAATTCATATGTTGCTGTTACATTTGCTTTTCCTGCTGAGCTGCCACCGCCTTGAATATTAATTGCCATTTAACTCTCCTTATACTTCATAAGCTATTATATCGTAAATACCAAATGTTCCATTAGGAGCATAGGCTTTAATAACAAAACCAGCACCTGGTGTTAACTTTGTAACTATACAGTTAATGTTTTCCAATATAAAATCGGTTATTGAATGTCCATGTGATTGGGTTGGATTGCAACGTATCTGTATATTTGATGTAGAAGTTACCCATGTTTGGCCTGTAACTATTGTTTCAGTTGTGGTTTCATTTGAATTGTTTCCAAAGTCAATAGAAGTATTTACAGAATTTGATGCACCAATTCCACCTGGAAATTGGTTTTTCCATAATCCACTTAGGTTATCATAAGTTAATACCTGACCATCTTGTGGGCCACTGATTAATACATCGTGTAGTTCATATAGTTCTTGTCCATTTGTAATGTGAACATAGATGGATCCTGCCCCACCCCCAGCCTTCTTTACTAACCAACCTACATGAACTCCGTGGGCTGGTTGAGTTGGCCTAGTTGTTGTTATTTCTCCAGCTGTCTCTGATAACCAAAGCATGGAACCTTCTGCTCCTGCTAGGGAGCTGGTACTAATACCCTTTAGGTAGCCTTGGGTTATGATGAAACCTTCTGAATTGATGCCAATATTTTCTGCGGCTATGCCCATTGTAGGGGCTGCTGTGGCTTCTGAGCTTGCGTCTGCTAGTCCTACAGTAATGTTTGCGGCTCCGTGTGAACCCGTGACATACATTACTTGACCTTTGATGATAGTGACCCCCGTGTTATTCCTGATCTTCTTGTACATTGCTTGCCCTAGAGCAAGATTGATGTTTGCGTTTAGCCCAAGTAACAGGGTGGAATACTCTGAATCCCACAGTAATCTACCCTGAGCCATTGTTGTACTTGCTGGGGTTAGATTAAAATTAAGTTCATCTAAGGTTAGGCTTTTTGGCAAGGTGCTTACCTTTGCCTCGACATCGGCTAGTCTAACAAATATAGAAGAAATATTATCTTGATTTTTTTGTACCTTTTCTTGGATGTATATGAACAATCCATTAAAGGATGTAAGGGTGTTTTCGTGCTTTCCTACTTGTATTTCTATTGCCTCAAGTTCTGCTTGCTGAGCAAGGAATAGTGGTGTTGTCTTGGCTTCAGCAAGTCGCCTAGCAACAGCTGATTGCTTTCTGTCCATTATCCCTTACACTTTCTACCCTTGGGACAAGAGGCTTTAGAACCACTAGGTCCTGCCCAAAGATTCTTACAGGCCCAGTATCTAGCACTTAGTTTATTATCCGCAGAGTCGCAGTTATGCCGTGCTTTGAAAGACTTACGAGCTTCCGAACTATAATTGTGACCATAACCTTTTGCTCCAAAGTGTATGATTTTTTCTTGTCCATTGGCACAAGCTTTGACCATTTTTTTCTTGCCAGCCGAAGTAGAGGCTCTTGGTTTATTACAGGGCATTGATTTTTTATCGGGTCTTTTAGCCATTGGGTTGTCCTCCTAGCATCTGCATTGCTTGCTGACTGAGTTCTGGTGGGATGTTTGCACCACCAGTATTCATTAGATCTTGTTGAGCAGCACCGCCCATAGCCTGAGCAGCAGCACCAGCAAACATCTTCTGCATTTCCATTTGTTGTTGGGCTTTTGCCATTTCCATCTTTTCTTTGCGTAGTTCTTCTGCACTACGGACCCAGTTGTTGGCATCAAAACCCATAGCCGTGATCAGGGCTCTAGCATAAGACTCCCACTTGAAGGAAGAAGCAGCTTCTGGTGGAAGATTGCGAACCATCTCACCCATCTGGAGCAATTTGGTGATGTCTGATTCACGGCTAAGGGATTGAAGACCCGTAAGGATTTCGATATTGAGGATGCCATTCTCCTCGTCAAACTGATCTGCCATGCGCTGATCAATCTCATTGTTTTCAATCATTAGGTAGATTGTTCTACGAATAATGGGAACCATGAAGTCTCTGGCAATTGCAGAGAAGGTACCACCTAGGATTGTTTCTAACTCGTTGCCTACGGCTCTTACGGCTGTGGCTGTGACACGATCTCCTGTAGGCATGGCTGCTGTCTGTAATAGGAAACCTTGACCTACTTCTTTACGCATTGCATCTACGGCTGTGCTACAAGCCTGTAGCTGTGGATTGATTGTCTCACCTGGGGTAATGACAAACACATCCTGCTTCCTAGCACCAACCCATTGACCATTTTGCGCGCCTGAAAGATCATCAATCTCGGTAATACCAGCTGGATCTACACCCATAAAGAACGTTGAACCCGCTGCCATACCTTGAATCATGGCACGACTATAGGATTCTAGTGTTCTGATATCTGAATAAATATCTTCGACATGGCCTCGGCCATAGTCTTCGCCAGCAACACTAGCCCAGCGCAAAATAACATAAGGAAGAACAGAATAGAAACCTTTGTCGATAATTTCTCCTTCAAGTTCTTTGTGGACTTCCCAGAGGTTTTCTTCGTTTTGGAAGACTCGGATATATACTGTTTTAAAACCTGTTTGTTTTTCCTCGCCCGAAAGGAAGTCATAGGCACTGGCTGGCTCCTCGTTACTAGGGGAAATGAATTCAAGATAGATGAATTCCTTTACCGAGCCGTTTACATCACGCCGAACTACAAACTGATCTAAACGAATTACTCGAAAAGAATAATCATTTTCCATTACGATTAGCACATCTCCAACTACAATGAGATGCTGCATTGCAAGATAGGAAATCTCACGAAGATTGTTTGAAATAAGTTTTCTATAGACCTGAAAAGACAACTTGCTTAGATACTCTGCAATCTCTGGGGTTGGTTCTCGACCATTCCTAAGTCCAAATGTAAAGAACGGAGTATCGTTTAGCGGAATAAGAACACTGAGGATCTTGCTGGCAAGGGATGTAACGCCTCGGGATTGAACTGAAGAATAAGTCTGAAAGAGATTATCTTCTCCAGTCAGGCTTTGATAAGGCAGTAACGTAGGTACTGTTAGTGCTGAACAAGCCCTAGCTTTGTTCAACTTGGACTCTCTCTTTGCATTGAGGGTCCACCAGCGATCTTTAATGGTCTTTTCAGCGTTCATTGTCTCTCCTTATAGTGGTCTATCTAGATCTTCGTAACCAGGTCTTTCAATGGTAGGCATGGCAAGATTAAAGCCACCACCAAACTCACTGCTTTCTTTGGTAGTCTGGCCTTGCATTTCTTGAAAGACTGCAGCTTCTTGTTGTTCTTGTTCTTGAAGCATGGTTTCTTTTTCTGCCGCAGCTTCTCGTCTACGGATAAGTTCATCTTGTCGTTCTCGTTCTCTCTCTTGACGCATACGATCTTCAGCTTCCCTTTGATATTGCTGTTGCATACGCATCTGTCTTTCCATCATTTGTTCTTGTCTTCTCATTTCCTGTTCGAAATTGACTTGTGGAAATCCACCACCCTTTTTAGGCATATTAACCTCCCTTTTCTTGCTGTTCACATAAAGATTTTAGTTTGGCCAAAACCTCTAATTGACCAGCCTTAAAGCCGCGTTCATAGTCCTTTAGCTTTAGGTCGTTTGGACTTAGGGTTATGGTCTTCTCCAGATACTGGATCAGTTCCCTCCGAATGTACAGGTTCTCTTTCATTCTTCTTATCCATTTCTATTTTGTGGATATACGCTAAACAAAAAGAAAGGTCAGGGTCCTTGATGGACCCCGCCTTCCACTTTCGCAGTAATAAGTCAAGCTTGTTCATTTGATTTTACCATGATGTTAAGGTGGAACTCTTTCTCACCTGGTTCTATTTTATTCTCTATTAATTGCTCTTTTAGATTATCTAAAAAGATTCCAACCATCGTCATGTTATTAAAACCGACATTCAATGTACAGTTCTTTAGCTTAACTAGTTTCATAGTTTCGGCTAACGCCTGATCCATATCATATTCGGATTCAATATACATTGTTGACATTGAAAAACTCCTTATGTAATTTCGCAGCCATTGGCTGTACATGCTAGCGCACGGGCATTAGTAGTACCATCTTCTGTCTCGTAATTGGACAGGAGATTAAAATTAACGTTAGTTGGCATAGCATCGTTCAGCTTATTGTACTGTTCTTCGGTGATTGCTTCGAATGGTGCTTGCTGATATACATGGTTATCCTTCGGCAAGAAAGAAATGCCAGATACCATGTCCCAGTGCTTCCATAACCAACCACCAATATGCATAAAGTCGTTGTCAGTATAGTTTACAGTAATGCTTGGCTTGTGATCGCAATACCATGCTTGGTATGCTAGCCATAGATTAAGATGTCCAATTGCATTGATTTGTTCTTCAGTAATGCCAAAGTCAGCCTTGATTGGGAATGAGAAGATCAGGGTATGATCAGGCTTCATTACACAAGGCTCGCTTGGGACACCAGAATCAATCATGAACTTAGCCATAGGTGAGTTCTTATCCATTCTAATTCGACGGATATAGAACTTGCTATAGCGTGGATGTAGACCAGATGCAGTTCCTGCTACACAGGAAGTGGTACCTTCTGGCTTAATACAGGTAATAGACTTGGATGGATTGATACCAAGATATCCAGCCCACTTTTCATTGACCTTACGAGCAACAAATTTAAGAGCACCAAGTAGTTTCTGTAGTTCTTCTGGACCATTGCCACCATTTGTTAGATTGTTATCGAAGATGCCAGTCATTGATACACCAAGCAAACGCTCTTCTTCACAGTTGTTCTTGAAAGAAGTATTGTTGTTTGATGCAAAGTAGGTAAAGTTAGTTAACGCACTTTGTAAAGTACCAAGGATTGTTGCAAGACGAATCTTATCAATCAGCTGTGGTGCCTGATCATCAGGACGTACCGCAATGGTTGATAGATTGCAGAATTGATTTGGCCTGAGGATAATCTCAGAGCATGGATTGGTTCCAAACTCAAACTCTGTAACTCGTCCAGCACGCTTGGCAATCATACGCATAGCCTCTCTGTTGCAAATACCACGCTCGCCTGAGCGGGAATTGTACAACGAAGACCACTCGTGCATAAAGGAACCCATGTCTGGCTTGGATTCATATACAGCCGAGTTATTAGCCAAGGCTCTATGACCTTCCTTTTCCCACCAGGGGCCACTCTTGGCGTGTGCCATCTCGTAATCAGATAGGTCCGACAAACTAATCAGAGCCGAGCGGCGTACACCACCCGAGATGATTGAGTCGGCAATCTGACAAACAAGATCATGTACTTCAATTGGCTTGAGCTTGCGGCCCCGAGCCTCGTAGAATACATTTGCAGTGAACTTAATAAGTCTGATAAACGGCTCAGGTCCAGAGGCTCGACCACCAAAGGTCTTTAGTCTGGCTCCTGAGGGACGGATTTGGCTAGTATCTACAGTTAGGTGATGACCATTGTATAGGTGGTCAATGAATTGCCTATAGGCATTTGCCCATCCTTCCCGAGAATCTTCTACAACAATAGATCTATCTGTTTTGACAATTGTATCATGGATAGTAGGGAGTTGTTGAACATTCTTCTTTTCGACCGAGAACCCAACACCAGTACCACAAGCTAGGGTATACAGAATATTGGATAGATCCTGGGTTGATTGGACGGCTACATAGCAGCAGTTATAAGCAGCTACGTCATCCTTATCCAAAGCGGGTCCAGCGGTCATTAGTGCTCGCATTGACCCGAAGATCTGACGATTCTTCATCATTTCACGGGCAGCACCAATCTCTTTCATTTCTTCTAGGGGAACCTTGGATGTGATATCTAACCGCTTGATTAGATAATCAAAGTAACGATCCACGGCCTCTTCCCAAGTCTCTCTACGATTCTGATCTGGTAGCCAGCGACAATACTTATCCACTGCTACAAAATCTTCAAATACTTTGCTCATTGATTACTCCCTTGTCTAAATCCAAAATGTTTCTAACTCCGTGGTTATTTGGACACCACAGGTTGATTGTATTACTTTCCTTGTCATAATCGCCATGACGAAGGATACGAACGCACCTAGCTTGGGCTAGGGCAAAATCTTTACGGAACATATCAAGAGGACGCTTTTCCTCGGGTCGTTTAGCCCAATCTTCATCCTGATACATTGCCATAATCCCTGAATCCCATTCTTCAGGGGGATGGTTTTCTAGGAATTTCTTAGCCTTGGCAGGACCTACCTTCCAAAGACCCCAGATATTATCCGTGGTATCTCCAGTCATCCACTGTTGGTAGAAATACTTATCGGCCTCTTCGCCAGACACCAGGACTGGTTCTGATTCCTTGTCTGGATTCCAGTGCCACCCAGGAATCTGTCTGAGATCCTTGTCTACTGTTATGCCCACGGCCTGACCTGACGACACCAGCATTCCAATAAGATCGTCTGCTTCCAGGTTGTTGACACACCTTACCGTTGTATTTTCTACATCGTAGATAGTCTCTAGTGCAACAGACATTGACTCTGGCGACTTGAAATCCTCCCTGTGTTTCTTGTAAGCAGGCCAAAACATTCTCCTATAGTTGTTGGTTCGTGGACAAGACATGGCAATGTAGATTGTATCTACACCCTGCGGCGTCCAGTTCTTAATGTCTTGATTGATACGACCTGGTAGGTCTTCTATGCCCTCGGCATCTGCCCAGAAGGCAGCCCTATAGGCAATGATATCTCCATCAAGAATCGCTGTTGTCGGCATCATCATTGTATTCCTCAAGTTCAAGATAACCAAGATCTAGCCAATATTCCAAAGCATTCTTTACAATATATTCTAGATCCTGTAGATCTCCATCGTTTTGAATAATAATATCAAATGGTTCTTCCGCATCTGCTTGCTTGCTTGGAATTAATAGATTAGTCTCAATCTGATTAGCCATGACTTCGCTTTCATGGTTTCTCCAAGAAGCTGTATGTTCTTCTAATTTTCTGATACCCTGTGACAAGAACAGTTGGGTTGCAACAAGCTCACGGCCAAACGCAAGTTCATTCATATACCGTACATCATCTTGAATAATGACATACTCATAGTTGGTTTTCTTGGCTGCTTTGTTGTCGATTTCCTTAATCATGTATTCTTGGATTGCTTCATAGGCTTTAGTTACCCAGAAATCTGGATCTTCTGCTCGTTTTGTAGCACCAATGTTTTGACAGAAATCTCGATAAGCTGAAGAGTCACCTTCTTTTGTAATGCCTTGTGCTGCAGCTAGTTTCTTAATACCATCTGCAAACGGAAGCATTACGGGAATGTAGCCAAGATCAAATGCATGCTTGGCAATTAAATGGGCAAGGGTGGTTTTACCCACCCTACCCTTACCACTAATCTGAATAATTCTCATTATGAATCTCCTGCCAGTGACGGATAATATAACCTAGTCCTATTTCACCACGATTGTAGTCTACCACCACAGGATGATTGGGATTAGAAGCTATAAACTCGTTTACTTGGCGCATAAAGTACACTGATTCAGTCATTTCTTGGCTCTATTCTTAGACTTGCTTACAACCCGGAGGTTCTTTGGGGAGTTGTTACGGGGATTGCCATCTATATGGTCAATGTCCTTGCCATCTCCCTTCTTGACCCGACCGGTTCTAGTAGCCTTGCGGCGTACCTTGTTCCGATGGGCTCGGTCCTTCTTAGATTTTTCAGATGATTGAAACTTAGCGTACTCGTCTTTATAATCTCTAGCCATTAGTGTGTCTCCGACCAGTTGTTACCTACTTTGAATTCTGCTTCGATCTTGCAATTGCTGCGTAGTAATTCACCAGCAGT